TAGTTCCATTTTTAGTAAAATCTTTAATTATAGGCTCGGAACGCTCGCGCATACCATTCCAGAAATCTTGCGTTAGTTTTTTCTTACCATCACAAGATTCAATCTTAAAATTTGTTGATAAAACATTAGTCAACGTCGAACCAACACCATTAGTTCCAATTAGCGATTGGTCTTCATTATCGTTAAAATTAGAACCAGCTCTTAAATTTGAAAATACAGTTTCAGCGATATAAGTTCCTGTTTGTTCATGAAGAACTACTGGGATACCTCTTCCATCATCTTGAACAGAAATTTCATCAAAAGTTATATCTACTTTAATTTGAGTTAATGTATCCGGTGCTCTTTTTCCTTCATCAATTGAATTATCGAGAATTTCAGAGAAGATTTTAATAAAAGCTGGGATATAAGAAATATCTCGCTTTTCCATTTTCTTTGTGGTGTTGTTTAGCACCCATTCTTGACTTGTTTGAACAGAAGTAGAACCGCAATACATGCCAGTTCGTTTTCTAATGTGTTCAATCTCGTCAAGAACTTGATAAGTTTGTTGAATGTGTTTTGTCATAAAATACTGTTAAAAGTTTATGGTATAAATATTATATAATATTTTTTTAAATTAGTCAAGCATTATTTATAGGATTCCCTTATATGTTAAGATTTAAACATTTTTTAATGATCGAACGTTTTTTAATAAACGAATCTAAAATCGATGATTATAAAGCACAAGAAACAAATATCTCAACTAAACACGATCCAGATGCACAACATAAATCTGCAGCTGATATTATTGACCATTTTCATAAACATACTCCAGGCGGTAATGTCCAACATACTCGTTGGATGATGGACCAATATAAAAAAGGCGAGATAAAGCAAGAAGATGCTCATGATATGCACGATACAGTAAAGAATTTTGAGAAATACAAATCAAAATTACCTAAGAAAAGAATAGAACAATATAAATCAGTTTCAGAATTAAAAACGGCTATGCATCCACATAAAGAAAAAGATGAGGAAGTAAAAGCTATTAATAATTCTAAAGTTGTAAATGGTTCTACTGTTGTGCACAATAGCCCTAATCTTACTGCATATCACGTTCATACAACAGAAGCAGCTCAGGAATTAGGCAAAAAAGATAATGGAGAAAAATTAGGCTGGTGTACTTCCATCGCAGATCGAAGTAAAAATATGTTTCAACATTATAACGAAAAATCTAGAGGTAATTTTCATATTTTACATATGCATAAAGAACAATTTCCCCATAGAAGAATTGGTGGTGTTGGAGTAAATGGACAATTTCAAGATGAAAATAATAAAACAATTAAAGGCGAAGATTTCCATAATTTAATACACAGAAACCCTGAATTAGAAAAAATTCCTGCTATCAAAAATTCTAGACACTATAAAGTACAAAAAGCTTCAGACCCTACAAATAGTAAAGAACATTTAGATAAATTAATTAATGATAAAGATGAAGATATTAGAGCAGGTGTTGCAGCCAATAAATCTGCAACTAAAGAGCATCTTGATAAACTTATCGAAGACGAAAGCGAGCATGTTAGAAACACAGTTTTCAAAAATTCCCCACATAAAGAACATATAGATAAATATGCAATTACGCATAAAGATCCAAAAATTAGAGCAAGCGTTGCAACTAATCCAAATGCAACTAAAGAGCATCTTGATAAACTTAGTAATGACGAAAATGAAGACGTTAGAACAGCTGTAGCAGAAAATACATCGCATAAAAAATATCTAGATAAACTTGTTAATGATAAAGACCACAAAGTTAGAGCAGCTGTAGCAAATAATCCGAATACAACTAAAGAACATTTTGATAAACTTGTTAACGATAAATCCGAACACGTTAGAAAAGCAGTTTTAGTAAATTCGCCGCATAAAGAACATATAGATAAATTAAATTCTGATGAAAGCCCTAATATTAGAGCCAATATAGTTCATACCAATAAAAACGATAACGAAAAATTAGGTAAATTTATTAATGATCCAGATGATTTTGTAAGATTAAATGTTGCAAGAAATACTACACAGAAAGATCATTTAGACCATTTAGCTGGAGACAAAAGTAGTAATGTTAGGCTAGCTGTTGCAAAAAATAAAGCTACAGATAAAGATCATTTTGATAAATTAATTAACGATAAAGAGGCAATGGTTAAAATTGCTGCAGCAGATAACACTCCACACAAAGAACATTTAGATAAATTAATTAAAGACAAGTCTCCATATGTTAGACAAGCTGCCGCAAAAAATCCAAATGCAACCAAAGAACATCTTAATATATTAGCAAACGATAAACATAAAGATGTTAGCATGACTGCTAAACAAGAGCTTACTAGAAGACCTTAAAAATTTGGGGGAGCAAAACTCCCCCATCAATTCTTTATAAAGTTACATTAGCAGAAATAATTGAATCAAGTCTAAATGAACGCCATCCTAAATTTTCTAAGTCCCACACAGATAATACTTCGGGATTTTCTACTTTAACTTTCGCTCCTTCTTTAATCTCTACCACAGGTAATAAATCTGATTTTAAAGTGCATTTCATTGTTCTTTCTGAACCATCAGCTTTTGTAAAGACAATAGTTCCGGTTCCATTTTGTAAGTTAGCTTTTAATGTATCTTTATCGATTTGTGTCATGATATAAATTCCTAGATTAAATTTTGAGATCTTTTTCAGTGAAAATACCGAACATCGCTTCAGCGAAATCTTCGGGGTATAAAGTTTTAGAAGTTACTACTTGCTCTTTTGAAGCTTGTTTAGCTTTGTTACTTGATGAGTAACTCAATTCCATCAGATAGTGTTGACGGAATATCAGATTTTTTAAGTTCATTTTTCTGGTTTCCTAGTAATATTTGGGGCAATTTGAGGCTGTTGGTTAAGATGGTCCAAAGTTTTGCCCAATAATTCTGGATCCATCGGGGTTACAATTTGTTTAACAGGTTCTTGTTTAGGGATACTGTTATATACGTCTTTAATACTGTTTAAAATTGACATTCTTTTTCTTCTTTGCTGGTTGAAAATCGTCATACTCTAACTCAGAAAACGAAACTTGATTCGTTTTGAATTTCTTAATCTGTTTGGTTTTTCTAGGCTGGAAATCGGTATAATCTTCCATAAGAATATTGCTGTGCTTTTTCATCTGTTGTACTATTTACTAAGTTTAATTTAAAAGTTCTGGATATACTTCACGAACTAAATCTGCTGTTAAGCCTTTAACCTTTAAGTCTTTGTGTAACATGTTAAAGAAAATCTTAGCCTCTTTAGGCTCAAAAGATTCTAGTAACTGTAACAAAAGAAGATTACGTTTTTCTTCTGTTAATGAATCAGCAGTTGGATCTCCTTTGACGAACAAATAGGCTCGACGGATTTCTGATTCAATTCCAGCATATCTAATCCCTAATAGAGTATCTGGTTCGATATAATCTGTTGGAAAGTTATCTTCAACATAGAATTGATAGTTTGGATTAAATGTATATTTTAATACTTCTTTAAAATGATAAAGATTATTCTGTTGAAGAATTTCTACTCTTTGTTGTTTGTTTACTGCTAGATTAAATTCATCTAGAATTTCATGTACGTTCTTAATCATAAATTAATTTTCATTTAAAGTTACTGTTAGAATCAATTACTGATTCCATATGGTTAATTTCCCGAAGGGGGGAGATTTGTTTCTACATTTTTATTTATTGTAACTTGAATTTTTGTTTTCGTCAAGCATTTATTTAACAACATTAATAAAGCGAAGCAATGTGAGCGAAGCGAACATTTAATTTGATACTAATATAATCTTCGCTTCGCTCGATCGATTCCTTCGGAATCAAGATCCAGTTTTTCTTAGATTGAATTTTCTTTGACCCCCCGTTCATGTATATGAATATATACACTTAGGTTTTAAAGAAAAACTGCAACTGGTGCGGGTGTCAGCTACAAAAACTATTACAACTAGAAACTATCCTGTTAAAGATAGTCCGCCGATTATTTATGCTCTGATTGGCTGAAGAAGTGTTGTGGCTAAAATCAACATAGGACGCATAAACAACAGAAAAAGGGACCGACCCTAGACTAATGATAACGGCGTCCTTTATCCAGTCGCCGAAAAGTATTCGAATATATACTTTTACTCTTATTAAGAGTGTCTGCCTCGTCTCAGGTACGATAATAATCTAGTCACATATAGATTTTATCTTTTCAGACCTACTGGAGATAAGGGTTTCTCCGGTAAGGTGAGTTGCTATCTCACTTTTTGCTAATAAATTGTAGGGTATAACTGTGACGTTGGGTTCGGAGCCAACTTTATATAGTGTATTCTATAAAGTTTATTTAGTCAAGCATTTTTTTCTTTTGCTTGACTAATTTGTTAGTATATAGTATAATAATATTTTTTAATGGAGTTTGTTTATGTTTATAGTTAAATCGAAAAATCAGTTTGGTGAGGAAATCTTAGTAAATCCAGAGAAAATTGCTTATGCAGTTCCTTCTTCTGGAGGTCAAGAAACAGTTATCTTTTTTGATAATGATACTCATATCAGCGTATTAGAGTCATTTGTTGATTTTAAAAAAAGGTATGCTAAACCTACAGTTAAACTTTCTGTTGAGAAGGATGTCGTTTTTACTGAAGAATTGGTTAATGCTGCTAATGTATATCCAGAACACTTACCTCGTCTACCAACAGGAAATGTCGATAAACGTACTAATCAATATAAAGAATGGATTGCATCGAAAGAAGCTGCATAAATAAATAATCATATTATCCCTATTGGAATTAAATTGTGCCAATCTATCCATTAAAAAATACTGAAACTGGCGAAATCTTTGAGAAAATTATGAAGATTGCCGAATATGAAGAATATGTTAAAGATAATCCTCATATTCAAAGATATTATGATTCTGAATGTTCAAAAACTAGTTTCGGCGACCCAGTTAGACTAGGAATTAAAAAACCGCCTGCTGATTTTATGAAAGGCGTTATTGGGAGAATGAAAGAGTCTATCCCTGGAAATACACTCCATGATAGAAAGTTTCAAATTCCAAAGGAATATTGAGATGTTCTTATAGTAGTAAAAAAGACCCGCGAATCGACTAATAATCGGTAAGCGGGTTTTTCACTTTAAATCAACCATAAAAGGAATTTATGTTAAAACCTAAAAACAGATCTAAAAAATCAGCAAATAGAGTTTCTGCATTGCATTTTGAATTAAAAAAAATCTATCCAATGACAGAAAACCAAAAGAAAGTGTTTGATTTGTATGATGAAGGAAAGAACCTAGTCGTGTATGGTAGTGCTGGTTCTGGAAAAAGTTTTTTAAGTTTATATCTAGGTCTAAAAGAAATGCTTGATGAAGCGGCATTTAGTAAAATCGTAATCCTGCGATCTGCTGTTGCAACTAGGGATTTAGGATTTCTTCCTGGAACTGAACGAGAAAAAATATCTGTTTATGAAGCTCCATATCGGTCAATAATTAACGAATTATTTGGTCGAGCTGATGCTTATGATATTATGAAACAAAAAGATATTATCGAATTTGAATCCTCTTCATTTTTGAGAGGTTTAACATATGCCAATTGTTTAATTTTCGTAGATGAAATTCAAAATATGACATTACATGAAATCTCGACAATCGTAACAAGATTAGGGGAAAATTCAAAAATTATTTTTGCTGGGGACGTTCGTCAGTCAGATTTAAATGAACGAAAAGAAAATTCAGGAGTTAAAGATTTAATTTCTATTGCCACAATTATGTCTGAATTTTCTTTAGTTGAATTTACTGTTGACGACATCGTGCGTTCAGATATCGTTAAAAGTTTTCTTATTGCTAAAGAAAAATTAAATTTATAGATTAAATGTGTTTATGGTTTTTAAATATCCAACCAGTATTTATTCCATATTTCGATATTTTACCATTAGAACCTTTTGCTGAACTATAATTTAAATTGTGTTCTTTACAAAATTCTTTTAATCGTGTAGTTTTATATTCTTGATTAAATTTGGTGTTTATACATACCCACTTATATGATTGACTTTCGGATATTTTTGGGTATGTTTTCCCTGTTCTACTAATTGATAAATTTTTCTTGTGTTCTTCGGATTTTTTTATTCCAGTTAATGCAATTGATATATTATTTTTTTGTTGTTTGGTTCTACTTTGCCCGTTATTTGCAATTGATTTTTTTATACTGGATTCAATAGACATAACTTTTCCTGTTTGCGCAAGACTCATTTTTATTTTAGTTTGTTCTGATATTGTTTCTGAATTTGATCCTCCATCCAATCCATTTTCAAAGATTAAGTTAGCCCAATCATCCGACTCAACAATATTATTTTCATAAGAAAAATTTAAAGCAAAAGAAACTAATTCATCTATATTGGTAAACAATTTATACCATTTGGTTTCAATATATTGTTTTCCATATTTTTGTATATGTGATTTCCAATACTTACCTGACCCAAGATATTTTATTGGATTATTTCTCGTAGTTTTACAAAAATATTTTTTGCCTGTAATTTGATGCTGCTTGATCATCAAATATGTTGGTTTAAATTTTGAACGTTGATATTCTGTAATAATATAAGTATTTGTGCTGAACATTAATGTTCTCCATGAATATTGTAAGGAATGTTTAGTGCTACTGGGAATTGGCGTTCCGCGAGTAGCTTTTTTATTATTTATAGTTTAATAGAGAGAAATAAAATGAATTTTTGTCATGTTAATATTGAATTAACGGAATACCCAAGAGTTGATATAAATGGTAGCAGGCACTATCAAATAGGTCATAAATGTTATCCATCTATTACCAATGTCTTGGGTTCCACTGCTGATAAAACTCATCTTAATGAATGGCGGAAACGCATTGGAGATAACGAAGCTGATCGTATTTCCGCCAATTCATCTAAAAGAGGAACTAATCTTCACCTAATGTGCGAAGATTATCTTAACAATAGACCTCTTTCTTGTAAAATGCCTGATGCATTGGAAATGTTTTATTCGCTTAAACCTGTTTTAAATAGAATTAATAACATTCATTGCCAAGAAGCAACTCTATACAGTGATAAATTGCAAATTGCTGGAACTGTTGATTGTATTGCTGAGTTTGATGGATTATTATCTGTAATTGATTTTAAGAATTCGCGTAGGGATAAAAAAGAAGAGTGGATTCAAGATTATCTGCTACAGGAAACTTTTTATGCCCTAGCATATCAAGAAATGACTGGTAGTAAAATTAAACAGATCGTAACAATAATTGCGGTTGAAGATCGAAAACCTCAAGTTTTTGTTAAAGAGATTAGACCTTATATTAAGCCATTAGTTGAAAGAAAACGTTTATATTTAAATAAATATTAGATACACAGTTATTTGAGGTCTATAATGAAAACGTTTAAACAATTTATTTTTGAATCGGCAAAGCCAAAAGAATATGAAGTAATCTCTAACAGTCATGGAGCGCATGCTGCTATTGAAAACCCCTATCATAAAAAAACAAAAGAATATGAAGTAATTTCTAATTCGCATGGATCTCATGCGAGTAAACCAACAAAACTAAAGGAAAATACTGAACATCCTAGTTTTGAAGAGCATTTTATGCCTAAAATTAAATCTACTGATGATCGTAATGAATTTAATAAAGGTATGGATGATCATATGGATAATTTACATGAAGCTCATCCTCATTCAGCTAGAGGAGAATTTCATCAAAATTTTTTCACGCAAGGTTCTTCGGGTATAACTGCAGATTTAATTGGTCATCATACAGAAGGTACACCATTAAAACATGGTAAATTTGTAAACGATTTGGATAAACATGGGTTCGTACCAGCTAAACATAAATTCGATACCTATTCTGGTGTTGGTTTTAATATTAAAAACGCTAAACCTGCTGGTAAAAGTAAACAAGGTAATCTAGTTTATCATCAACCAACTTATCTATCTTCTTCAATCGATAAACACGTTGCCAATTCTTTTGCATTAACTGCCGCAAGAAAAAATGATACTAAAGATGCTCATATATTGCATTGGCATCACGATGAACACGATCCTGTTGGCGTTGTTGGTAATAACAGCGAATATCCTCAAGAACTTGAAGTATTAATCCCAAGAACTGAGTCAACAGAAGCAAAACATCATATCGAACATTTAGGAACTGACAAATATAATGATCAATTTGGTAATACAGTTCATGTACATCATGTTAAACGTATTCCAGAATCAGAAATAACAAAGGATTAATATGAAATCATTTAAACAATTTATTTTTGAATCGGAAAAACCAAAAGAATATGAAGTAATCTCTAACAGTCATGGATCTCATGCATTTATTGATAAAAATAAAAAAAAACCAAAGGAATATGAAGTAATTTCTAATAGTCATGGCGCTCATGCAAGTAAATCAACAAAACTAAAAGAAGAACGCCTACGTTTACACCCCCATCCAAGTTTTGAAGAACATTTTTTACCTAAAATTTCATCAAAAAAAGAAAGTGATGCATATGACAAAGGTATTGGTAAAAGTATGGATACCTTACATAAAAATTATATGCATTCAGACGAAGGTAGAAAACAGTTAAAACAGTTTACAGAAGGTTCTGCTGGTATAACTTCTGACTTAGTTAAACATCATACAAATAATAGACCTTTAATTCATAAAAAACAAATTGATAACTTAGATAAACACGGGTTTATTTCGGCTAGGCATAAATTTGATACTTATTCCGGAGTAGGATTTAACATAAAAAATGCTAAACCTGCTGGTAAAAGTAAACAAGGTAATCTAGTTTATCATCAACCAACTTATCTATCTTCTTCTATTGATAAACATGTTGCAGGCGAATTTGGTTTACAAGCTGCTAAAAGAAATAAATCTAAAGACGTTCATATCTTGCATTGGCATCATAATGAAGGAAATCCGATTGGCGTTATAGGAAAACATAGCGAGTACCCTCATGAGCATGAAGTATTAATTCCTAGAACCGAAACTACTGGAAATAGACATCATATTGAACATATAGGCACTGACAAATATAGAGACGATAACGGAAATACAGTTCACGTGCATCATGTTAAACGCATTCCGGAATCGCAAATAACAAAGGATCCTAATGAAAAAGTTTAAACAATTAAGAGAAGAGTTAGTTAAAATATCTGGACAAAAAGGTTCGAATCCAGGTGGTACATATAAAGATACTGAAAAACATACTGAACATTATATTAAACACCCAGAAAATCCAGATCAAGCAAAAACAGAAGTTTTATCTTCTAAACTTCATGAATTAATGGGAATTCACACACTTAAACCTAAATTAGTTAATGTTGAACGAAATAAAACTTCAGTATCAACAGAATTTAATCATAATCTTGAACCAGTTACTTCTAAACATATTCCGCATTTAACTAGTGAACATCATAAACAATTAGGTAAAATCTATGCTGCTGGTGTTCTTACTAAAAATTGGGATGCGATGGGAACTGGTATAGAACACGGGCAAGGAAACGTTTCCCTAGATAAAAAGAAAGGTCATCTTGTTTCAACAGACCAAGGCGGATCTTTTAATTTTAGAGCACAGGGCGGACATAAAGATTATGGACATGATATAGCAGAAAAAGATTCTTTGAAAAACCCTAGTATGTCAGAGGGAGCTAAGTTCTTTAATAAAGCAATGGAACATCCTGGAGTTCGAGAACATGTTGTTAACTC